TTTGCACCGAAGTTTAAAAAATTGTTGTGGTGTCGAACCACAACAATTTTTAGCCAAGAACTTCACTCAGGCTCATAATTACCCGAAGAGAAAATGGCAACATAGACACACTTTTTTGAATAGTACCTGATTTTTTCGAATAAGCCCCTCAATCGGGGGGGCATTTCATCATAAAATGCAACTGTACTATTCCGGAAGCAGGTGTTGTAGTTCACATGGTAAAATTACTGCACTTGGCGGAATTATGATGAGCCTCGGCAACGATAACATTAACCGGATATACGAAGAAATTGCCGAATCAGGTATGCTAATACATCCTGAGTTGTTTACACACACGAATAATCAACTTAACAAGGCTATATCTAAAGCATTTGGCGACATCTCTATAACCGACGAAAATTACCCCATGGTGCAGGAATTCAGGCGAAATATGGCACGATTTAGCGCATATAAAAGTGCAGAGCAGACAAAGCTACTTGGTTCTGAACTAAAAGAAAGAGCACCGGAAATTGACAAATTATACAATACGAATTACCTCAATGCCGAGTACAATCATGCACTAAGATCTGCTAACTCAGCAAAAAACTGGAAACAATATGAAGCAGATAAAGACATTTATCCATTTTTGGAGTATATGCCAAGCACAGCTGCCGATCCTCGCAGCGATCATGCTCAGCTCGTTGGTGTGATTAAACCGGTTGATGATTCGTTTTGGGACACATGGATGCCACCATCGGACTGGAACTGCCAGTGCTGGGTGCAACAAGTTGAAAGCGATAAGGGTGCAGTAGAACCTCCAGCAGACTTAAAACCTCCACCAGCATTAATGCGTAATAATCCGGGCAAATCGCATAAGATATTTACAGACAAGCATCCGATGATATCTAAGTTTCAGCACGACTATCCTGACAAAATAGAAGAATTGCTTAAGTGGGAAGCTTGTGGGTTTGCAGGTAAACCAATTAAGGATATTACTTTCTGGCAATCAAACCTTAAAACTAAAGGATTTGCAGTAGCATTTGACAGAGAGGCAATGAAAGAAGTGCCAAAACACAGGGAAACAGTTGACTATTTGACAAACACAGGGAATGCAGTTCACTTGATTGGAGAATCTGTAGATAGTAAAGTAAATGGGAAATTTGCAGAATTTAAGAAACCAATGTCAATTAATGGTGTTGATAAGCGTCTTCGTAAAGCAAACGAACAAGCAGCGTCTTATAAACATGCAGACGTATATATCTATACAGATATAAAATTAAAAGATGTTGAAGCAGGAATAGACATGCGAATTCATCGATGTCCATTTATTCACAATGTTTATGTGATAAGGAAAAACAAAATGTATATATACGCAAAAGGGTTAACCGAAGTTAACCCTTAAGTGGGGCCCGGGGCATAAACCCCTGACCATTTGATTACAAATATACAACAAAAAAACATAAAAGTCAAATATGTACGAAAAAAACTTCACAGAATTTGGAAAAGACATAGCTAAACTGAATAAAGCTGTGAAGTTATATCTTACTAAAGATGCACCTCGTATTGTTGGCGTAGAAGCTGTTAACCACTTTAAAAGGAGTTTTAACGATGGCGGATTTACCAATACCAACCTTATTGGATGGAAACGATCTAAACGCACCGATTCCGGTAGTATTTGGTATGGTTTTCAATATGGGGCGAAATCACCTGTTCCGAATAATCATCCTCGCCGATGGAAGACCAAAAGTGCATATAAAGCGAGAAAACCGAATGCAATTACAAACTTTAGTCCTGCAGCCATTTCACGTAAAACCTTGACAGGTTCTTCTACTGCATTGCGAGATAGTATTCGCTATCGTATCGAACCGGGGAAAACCATTGTAAGCAGTAATATGCCTTATGCCAGAATACATAATGAGGGTGGAACAGCCTCTGTGTTTGGCAAGGGACGTGCTGAAATTCCAAAAAGACAATTTATAGGGCATAGCACAAAACTTAATGCCAGGATAAAACAAAGGATTTTAAAAGACATTTCAAAACTAATTAAAAAGCAATAAAACTATGATTGACTTAATTTACAAAGCACTTGCTGATAAACTTACAGCAATCACAAACGAAGATGGAGATTACATTTTTGAACACATTGATTTGTGGAATCAGAATGTTGAATTTTTAGAACAGGAACAGCCTTGGAATACACCGGCTTGCTTTGTCGAAATACCACCATTTCCGTGGAACCAATTAGGCCAAGGGGCACAACAAGCCGAAATAATTGTAAGATTACATATAGTTACACGTTGGCAAGCTCCTACTATTAACGATGGCGTCTATACGGCACACGGATTGAAATATCTCGCAATTTCTGATTACGTGTTTGATAGCTTACATCTCTACCGTATCGGTGGAATGCAACCTCTGCAACGTATAAATAGCGAACCTAATCACAATCACGGCGAAGTGATTGACACAATAGAAGTTTATAAAACAAGCGTAATAGTTCAGCCCAGTGATAAGCTTATTAGTGAAGATGTTGACTTTACAGTTAGCGAGGCATAAAAAAAAGGGGTGCGCACCCCTTTTTTTAGATTTTTGGTTTTTTAGATTTTACCATTCAATGTAGAATGCTTTTTTGTTCATAACTCTTTAGTTTTTGGTTTTATTGTTTTACAATAGAGCAACAAAGTTACTCAATTATTGTTTATCCGTGGTTTAACTACGTTTTTTCTAATTTAATCTTTAATTGTTTATATTATACTCACATTTGGCACACTCACATGTATTATACGGATTTTCATGTTTGCACTCTGGACACTCCCACGTTTCTTCTGATGTAACTTCAAAAAACTCAGGCCACTTACCACCACAACGAATAACATCATTATAAAACCCAGCCTTAATTTTTTCTTTTGCTTTAAAGGTGATTAATGAATGTTTACCGGTAGTAATATAATCATAATTAGCCCAAGCAGCTCGTAAATAGTTTTTAGCTGCTTCTTGTTTGTCGCTTACCAATTCAGCTATTTCAGCCTCACGCATATATTTATCTGTAAGATCAACTACAAAGTGTTTTTTTATTGCTCCAACTCTGAAGAGCAACACGAACCAACTTATAAGCATTGCCATGTTAATTAACATGAAGATTAAAAGTGCGGGGTAATCTAATAAAATGTCCATAGTTTTAAGTTTAATTTTGATATAAAAATGCAAATTATTTTTTAATATTCATAAAAGTTTGCGTTAAATGCTAATTAATTGTTGTTTTAAGCAAAGTTATTTGCGTTCCATCCAAATTGTAACTCTTGATAAATGCAATTAAAAAAGCATTTATCATTAAGTTACAATTCACGCATCATCTTTTTTAAAAATATCTTTCTGGTGTTCGCCCCAAATAATGGAGATAATACATGCCATCCACATTATAAATAACACAAATGCTAAAATACCTATCAACCATTCTGGTTTGTTTAATACTTTCACAAATGCTATTAACGCTAATGTTTCAAACAGGGGCAGTCGCTGAGGTAGATTGCTTCTTGAAATAACTTTTTTCTTTTCATAATAATTATTTTGTAATAAGTCCCCAATTTTGCTCGGTTGCAAAAAACAGATCCAAAGCTATACCTTCAGGCAAAAGACGTTGTGTATATTTGCAGGGCAACTCTCCTTTGATTTTTGTCCATCGATTTACTACAATTGCAATACCCGATTCGAATAAGCCAACATTGTAATGTTTTGGAATAGCAACTATTTCAATATCTTTTACCGTAGGCTTCTCTCTACGAATACTACCTGCAATTTCGCAACGCACACAGTGAGGACTGAGCTGATCTTTAATCTTTGTCGCTATTTCTAATGCTTGTCTAAATTTCATCTGTCAGTCTAAATATGAAAGCCCCCTTTTCAGTAGGTTGCTTTTCAATTTCAAAATATACAACCTTGGCTTCTGCAGGTATGTCAAATACATCTACCATGTATAACATTAAATCCTTGCTTGTAAATCTGCTGTAGCCACGGCTACTGTTTCTTAAATAATAACTGTCGGGCTGTGGATATTCTTTAAACAAAAAACCACGTTTTTCCTTTTTATTAAAACCAAACATTACTGCTTCATTGTGTTTGAAGCCCATTAGCTCCATTGATTTTTGAAATACAACCACTTGACCCCTGTTGAGCTCTAATTTAATAAGTGGTTTTTCATGGCACATGTATTGCCCTGCAGTATGTCGCTTACGGCGAACTATTTCCATTTCCATAGTTTAAATATTAGGATTAGTACTTTTATCGTCTATATACAAGTCAGCAAAAACTTTGCGTGTATCACCGCCATAATGTTTAATCACTTCTTTTAGATTTTCATTTATGGCATCAAACTTAAGCCCTGCTAATTCACAATGCCTTACAGCTTGTTTTAGTAGATTGCCTGTGCGGCAAGTCCAAAGTATTAGTTTATCACCATTTTCTTGTCTCATAATTAGATAACGCACTAATTCTTTGTTTAGAATCCCAATGTCTGGGTATTTATCTGATACTATTGTACCATCAAAGTCAACGGCTATAATCATTATTAAATAGGTTTAATTGGTTTTTTTCAATATTTTTTAATTGCTTCAATTCAGCTTTTGCGTTTGTGGCTAAGTACTGATAATATGTCGCTCTGCTTATGTGGTATATCGGTTTAATTTTATTCTTAAACACCCACTCTTGAGTAACACCTCGAGAAGTATGCTCAAGAGTTATGTTTTGTATGTCAATAATTCTGTTCAAAACATTTTTTCTATTATAAGCCATGATGCAACATTTTATTATTACTTTTACAGAAGTGTTAGGGTTCTGCTCCGGTAATGCATTGCATGCCGGGGTTTTTTATATCTGTAATTTCAAGGCACTAAACAATCCATTATATTTGCGACGATAAACAGGAGAAGTTTCCCAAAGATTAGCAACTGTTTTGATACCATGCAAAACAGTTGCATGATCCTTGTCCCCACATATAAGACCAATTTGTGATAGGCTTAAGGAAGATCGCACTTTGATAGCATACATAGCTATCTGTCGAGCTTCAACCACTTCACGTTTGCGTGTATTGTCGTCAATTTGAACACATGTATATGTTTCTACTAGGTTCTTAATCTGATCCGGAGTCATTAAAGAAATTAGTCCGGGGATTGCCATATAAGAAATTGCAGCGTCCATAATTTACATGTTTATATCAACTTCTGTTAAACCTAGAGGTACACTTATCCATTTATTGTCATCATTCTTATATTCAGCCCTAATATATTGCTTACTCTTTACCGGTTTGTATGAATCTTGAATTATTTTCACCGCATCAATAAACTGTGTATTACCTGTCTCATCAGCGATTTTTGCAAGTTGCAAAACTCTTTGTGCTTTAATGTTGCCGGCATTATCTTTTGCCAACAATTTGTTAACCATCTTAACCGGAACTTTTGCATCCTCACCTGTAAGGCTGTCAAGATAATCTTTCACTTTCTGAACACCGGCGCTTAATGTATCATCGTAGGAATCTAAAGTGTAGTAGCCTAGTGTTATTCTCAAACTATTGTCTTTATTACTGAAAGTGTGCGACATCTGCTTGTCTTTATCTATTTCGTAAAGTTCGCACTTCATCTGAATCAAATCCTTAAAGCCATCAATAATGCGTTTCTTTTGTTTTGACAAATCGCGACTGGTAGAAACCAATTCGTCGAAAAATTTTGGCAATGTTTCATCCACCAAGTCTTTATATGCTTGCCTTTGATTTTTTTTGTTTACTTCTGCTTGTTTCAACTCTTCAGTTGCTTGTTTCAATAGCTCTGCCCTCTCTTCAGGACTCAAGCTATTTAAATTAATTTTTGTCATGCTTTTCAGTTTTTTTATAATTACCAAATTTTTTAATTATCACTGTTTTGTAGTATTTGCCCATTGACATTATCAATACTACAGGGAATAATGCTATTCCTTCAATTGTTAAAAACACAAATTCGAACAAAGCACTGCCCCATACTGCAGGAGTGTACCATTTGTATTTGCGTAATAGTGTTCTGGTTGCTTTCATGATTATTTATTTAATTTAACATAGTTAAGTCTCGAATTTTTTCTTTTTTCTTAGCAATATTTATTGCAACATTCTGCAATTTGCGATGAAGGGATTTCAACTCCACAAGGCTACATTCATATAAATGCTTACCGGCTATTCTGGGCTGAATGAGAAAACGGTTTACTTCGTTCCAGTTCTGAGTATCGATACCACAGGCTGCTACCTGACGAAGTACTTTATGTCGCCAATTACGTATCTCCTTATTGCGTATAATGTCTTTATCCTGCTGCAGTGTTTGCAAGTAGCATATAAGCTCTTCGAGCTCGGACACACTTAATTCTTTGGTGCTTACAGCACCATACGATGATAGAAGATCTTCTTTAGCTCGCACCATCTTGGTTGCATATAGTAATGCATGAAATTGTTTGATCTTTGTCGCCAACATAGTTTTACAATTTAGTTATAGTTAATATTATTAGTTCCATGGTACAGTACTGCTCTTTCCATGTCAATTGTTAATTCACCACCCGGACATCTGCCTGCAACAAATGCTTTTAATCCTACTACTCGAATTAGAATTTTTGCAAGGCGTTTAGCCATTTTAGCGGTTGCAGAATAAGGCTCGTTGTTTTCTTCGTGTGCAATAAAAACAAAAATTTTATTGCTGTGTTTTGCCACGAATTTCCTCAATACTCCATTCTTCAGCTCATCATTATACACAGTGATATTATCAATAAAGACAATTTTTGCTGCTTGCCTTTTACTCAAGTATTCATCTAATTCATCCAGAGGTGTGTAGTCTAAAAATTTGAGCTTGCGATTATGGGGATTTAATTTAGCTCGAGCACAGGTTTTTAGAAACGTGTCGTCGAGCCCTTCCTCGCCACTTACGTATAATGTTTTTGCGTAGCCGCTTACAAATTCAGCTAATTTCACACTAAGCCATGTTTTACCATTTTTTTCGGCTCCATATATTAGCCATATGCCCGAGGTGCCGGGTTTACCCAGAACATCACCAAGAACGCCGGTAAATTGATATTTTGGCGAACTCTTTTCGAGCAAATTCTTAGTATATACTGCACGTACTGCCATTATGCTCCTATTTTGATTAATGTTTCCAAATATCTTAATGAGGCATCTTTATTTAAACACTTACGAATTAGCAAGTTTGTTCTTTTCTTGTCGTGTTCTGTATTAACAGTAGCGACGCTACCGATTAGGTTTATCATAAACTCTTTGCGTTCATCGGGATTAGACGGAACCATGCGTACAAAATCATCACTAAATCTTGAGAAGATCTCTGCATATCCAACCATGTGGTTTCTTATGCCTCTGTTTATCTTATCTCTTAGCCCATCGGCTCCCATCATATACCAACCACAAGATCCATCGGTGCCATTCCAAAGCTCTTTAAGCTCCAAAAATGCACGATAATTAAGGTCGCCTGCTTCATCAAGCACTACTATGGGTTTGTCCAGGATATTAAGGTAGTATTTTAAGTTTGCCTTTACATCAATATACCTGCCATTAGGCTCAACTCCTACAGTTTTGGCAAGTAAGGAAATAAACGCAGTTGCTGTTTTTGCCTGTGAACAATCCACGTAAAAAGCATTCTTCATTGTGCGAATTATATGCTTAGTGCAAAAAGTTTTACCAATCCCACAATCATCAGCAAGTATCATAGATTTACTCAGCTGTTGACAGAAATTAAGATTATCTTCGATTTGCACGTAAACCGAAGTGCGAGCCACTTTCCAATTATTATCGTGAAGTCTCACATTGTACATTCTACCAAATGTAATCCACTTTGTATCCGAAAGGATTCCCTCGGTTTCACCTGATTTTAGGCGTGAATAAATTGCTGCTTTAATACCAAGTGTTTTTGCAAAATTTGAATCCGATCCACCGTAGTTTTTTCGGTTTTCGAGTATTGCCTGGGCAACTTTCTTTTTAAAATCTGTGCTTAGGTTCATAGGTTTATAGTGTTTGGTTTATAAATTGATGTTTCCATTTTTCTTTGTCTGCTTCATTGTCTAGTCCTGTACTAGGATTGTATAAAATCTCCTCGTCATCTTCGTTTATCTCATCAACCACTTCAACATCGTAATAATCTTCTGTAGCCTCGTATCTTTTAACATTGTTTATTTTAAATAATCGCTTAGGTTTTGGGGTGTTGTCGATTATTCCGAGATCGTCGATTTGAGCAGCCTGTGTTTTTGCAAAACCAATTACAGTATTTATATAAGACATTTGTAAGCTCTCTGCTTCTCTATCTTGTGTGGTTCTTTCGCTTTGTGCCCTGTTAAATTTTGGCATCTCCATAAGCTCGCAAACCATTCTTCCTTTGTGATATGCATATGCTTTAATGATTGATCCATCGTTTGCATCTAACCAGAAAACATCAATGTTTTTTCCTTCAATCTGTCGCATAGCATTAATGAGTTCGGCTCCGGTAAGTATTTTTCCATCCATTGCCAAAGCTCTTTTGCTATTACTTAACTTTACATAGCCTGCTTTACAAGATGTTTCTGTTTTGCGACCGAGATAAGGTATAATGGCGGCATAGTTTGTTGGTGGTAAGTTTGGGTCTTGATTATTCAAGAAGTATTCCCATCTGCTTACACCGGGTTCGGTAGGATGTGGCTGATTATTATAGTCTTCTAAATCTTTTAGCCTTGCCAAAACAAGATCATCGTAAGGTATTATTTGGATGCTGTTAGGTCCGGATTGGTTATGTTCAAACCTTGCAAACGGGCGTGCTATAAATCCGGGTGATTTTTTCTCAATACCGTATCTGACTTTACCGAATACACGCTCAATGTATTTGCCTCGAGCATTATTAGCATGTATTTTTACACGTTTGAACATTTTTCCCTCTTGCAGAAATGTGTTTTTAAACGATGAGTTTAAAGCCGACTCTGCCTCAAGCTCTGCCGGAAGATTTAAGCCAAGTTCATGATAGTTGCGGACCATTTGGCGATAAAAATCAAGTATTATTCCTGTTTTAGATTTACCATAAACAAATGTAGTAACCGCACGGCTGGCAATGTCGATACCAATGTAAAACCACATACGCTTACCTTTATCGTACCAAAATGGCGGCTGCCTGTCGTCGATAGAGATAATGGAACCTGCCAATTGGGGCATTTCCATTTGCGTATGTGGTATAAACCGTTCTTGATATGTTTGACGATTACCTGATCGTTTATTGTAAGTTGCTATTTTGCTATCCCACGCATCTAAGTAAGCAGATACGGTTGATGGGCTTAACCCGCATTATTCATCGCATTATTCTTGGCTGGCTCGTAACAAGTTGTTAATCTGTGGATTGGCACGGTGCTTATGGTTTTATTATTAGCCAAATTTTGAGAAAGCTTACAATTATCTTTGTGCATCTGCTTCGTTGCAAAACTCTTGAAATATAAG